AAACATTCAGTAGACACAAAGCACTAGAAGAAGCAATACTTAAAAGTGCTGACCTACTTGAAAAAGGCGAGTATGGTCCTGTTGAAGATCTAGTCAAGAAGGCTGTACAAATTGGACTGCAAAAAGATCTAGGTACAGACTACTTTGCAGATCCTAGAGGCAGACTTGAAGCAATTAAAGACAACAACGGTCAAGTTACAACTGGATGGAAGAGCCTAGACAAGAAACTGTTTGGTGGGTTCAATAGAGGTGAGTTAAATATCTTTGCTGGTGGTTCTGGTGCTGGTAAGAGTTTGTTCTTGGCTAACCTAGGTGTTAACTGGGCAGAAGCAGGAATGAATGTGTTGTACTTGACGTTTGAGCTTTCAGAAGGTTTAGTCAGTATGCGAGTCGACAGTATGGTTACTGATATTCCCACACGTGATATATTCAAGAACATCGACGATGTTGAAATGAAAGTCAAGATGATTGGCAAGAAGTCGGGTGCGTTTCAAGTCAAGTATATGCCAAGTGGTAAGACACCCAATGACGTAAGAGCTTATATCAAAGAGTTTGAAATAAAAACAGGCAAGAAGGTTGATGTAATACTGTTAGACTACTTGGATTTGTTGATGCCTAATGGTGCTAAGGTAAGTGCTGAGAACTTGTTTATCAAAGACAAGTTTGTGTCAGAAGAACTGCGTAACCTAGCAATGGAATTGAACACTGTGTTTGTTACAGCATCACAGTTGAACAGAGCTTCAGTAGAAGAAATAGAATTTGATCACAGTCATATATCGGGCGGACTTAGTAAGATACAAACAGCAGACAACGTGATTGGTATCTTCACAAGTCGTGCTATGCGTGAGCGTGGACGTTATCAAATACAGTTAATGAAGACTAGAAGTTCAAGTGGTGTAGGTGCTAAAGTAGATCTAGGCTTTAATGTAGACAGTTTACGCATTGTAGATCTCGATGAAGATGAAGATGATTATCAAACTAACACTGCTAAGAGTTCAGTGTTTAGTAATCTTAAGAGAAGCAGTAGTTCAACAGAAGTCCAAGATGATCCTAGCGAAGGCGATCCAGTAGGCAAAATACGTGCTCAAACTGACAGCACAAAGTTAAGAGCATTCCTTAATAACTTAGGAGAAGAATAGGTATGCGGTCAGTATACTAGATCGCGTATACATTACCAAAACGATACTGACCATGCATACACACCGATTCCGCCGCACTGTTTTAGCGTATATGACCGGTTTGAAAAAAGATGGCTCTTTATTACAAGACCTTGAATTTACAACCTGGTAAATATTGCTATGAGTAAACTACGATATCTTGTAACATCAGGCTGTTCTTTTACAGAAACCAAAACAGGAATGCAGACTTGGGCTGCATGGCTGGCCAAACACTATAAATTAGAATTACACAATCAAGGAACTGGTAGTCAAGGCAATCAGCACATTTCACGAAAACTAATTTATCAAACCAATCAATTGCTACTACAGGGCATTGATCCCGAGCAAATTATCTGTGTAGCAATGTGGAGTGGACCTAACAGAACAGAGTATTACAATCCCAATCCACCAGACTACTATCCGGAAGGTGAAGGACACGAAGTTAATCCAGATAGGTTTGTGCCCAACGATCGAGGAGGCTGGATAATACAAAATTCGCACTGGGTTAGCTGTCAGCCTTGGTATCGAAACTGGGAAAGTATAGAATCAGGACAGATTAGACTGTATGAAAGCATTATTCACGCTCAGTCGTGGTGTGACGCACAGGGCATAACACTGGTACATGGACTGTTTAAGAAAGACGTAGTTACACCTGAAGACCCTGTAAATCCTGCAACCAGTTGGATGGTGGACATTGTAAATCAGTACAAATGGTTACCCTGGGCCTGTTTTGACTGGTGTGACAGCAAACACTGTGAACTGAAATTCCCCAATCCCCGAGATTGGCATCCTAGTAGACTGCAACACAAACTGTATACTGAAAGAGTAATAGTGCCCTACATGGATAAAATCCTATGCACTGTGTAGTCCTAGCAGACAGTTGGGGATTGGTATGGGATCAAACCTACAAAGATTCAATGAGTCGTCCTCATGATCATTCCTCGTCGTGGTGTAAACCGCAGCCTGGCTTTTGGACAGTATTGCGAAGATACGGTTACACTTTGGACAGCATACAGGTTGCAGGTGGCACTTCTAACTGTGATCAAGTAGATTATCTTAAATGTGCAAAACCTGCCAGTACAGATCTCCTAATTGTGATACAGACTGATCCTATAAGAGATGTTGTTTCACGCATTTCAGACCGGCAACGCGACACAATTCAAAGTCGTATACATCAACTGCCCAAACAGCTGAGAGATTCTGTAACCAAATACGGCTGTGAAGCATTGCTGTTGCACAATCTGTTTGAGCGTTTTGAAGGTCCTGAACAGTTTTTCGCGTGGCAGGAAGCTCGGTTGAAGGAACACTATCAGAATCTCCATGAGCAATTACCCAAATGGGGATCACCTCGTGTAGTGTTTCTAGGTGGTGTGTCACCCGTAAGACCAGACCTATGGCCTCGCGGAGTTGAAAACTGGTCAGTACTAGCAGAGCATTGGCCAAAACAGCTGGGCATACAAGACCCTGCACAAACTGGTCTAAGTATGTTTACCTATGCTGTTACAGATTTGCTGAGTAGGCCTTTCATAGAATGGTTCTGGAAAGAACTAGGCAGAGCTGAACAGTATGCACACAACAAGCACTTTCGTCCAGATCCCGGACACCCAAACAGTCGTGCTCACAGAGCAATGAGTCAACTGCTATTGGAACACCTGGAAATTGCGTCTAGCAAGAAGCTGTGAGCCCTCACAGTACTAGATACAAATATTTACGTGATTGAGTGCAAAAATAATCTTGTAGTTTATCTACTTGGTGCGTTTGCCCAGTCTAGCACGATACAGTTTATGCAGTTGGCGCCAATTTAGAATAATGTCACGATAGTCTCTACTGGTGCGAGGTGTAACTATACGGGGTGTGTCGCCAATTAGTGTGCAGAGCAGATCGGGTGTTTGTAGGATGTCTTCATAGACCAAATGAGTGAATTTGTACCAACCAATTGATTGTTGTGCAAGTACCCACTGCTCATATCGTCTCCAACTCTCTATCCCATCCAGCATGACACGGCCCGAAACGGTTCTAGGAGCAACTGTGCGATCAGTGTACTCGCGACTTTCTCGTGTGATCACGGCCAGCACGGCTGAACACCATTGTGCCCATTCATCCCTGCGAGATAGGTACACACAGTGGAATTGACTGGGATCTTGAGGCAATCTCATGTCATGTGTTTTTATAATGCAAGGATGATCATAATCAAACGGTGGACCCAATTGATGTTGAATCTGAGGGGAGATAATCTCATACACACGATGTTGAGGTAGATATGCCTGTATGTGCTCTGTGGTCATCCAAGACCCTACACGAGGATTAGAGTATATGATATAGTTCACCAAGTATTTAACTGGCTACTAGTGTGATCATGCCTACTATGACGAACACTCCCACAAAAATCAACACACCGCCTGCACAACAGTCTACGATTAGACGTTTACGAGCTGCACGTTCACGAGCTTGTTCTAGTCGTGCTCGACGTATTGACCTGCGTTCACGCATCATGTCATTGTAAAAGTCTACCTGTCCTGTGTATATGAGGTATTCTTTCAATTCTTTTTCCATGCGTTCCATTTTGTGTTTGGCTGCGGTGATTTCTAATGCTTGTGCTTCTACTGAGCTACCGGAAAACAGTTTCTTTACTATGGGTTGATTGCGACTGTGAATAGTATGTTCACTTAGTGCTTCTTTGGCTTCAAACCACTTGCCATAGTAGCCCATCATGTCTTCTATTTCACGACCTGCTTCCATTCCTCGTTTTAGTGCTGAAAATGTAGACGAAGCCAAGCTGATTGCTGCTGCGATCTCCATCATTATGATTGCCCTCTTGTACATGAGTATTTATAGCCGCGAAGCGGTTCGCGCCCATAACGACAGCACGAAGTGCCAAGCGGTAGCGGTAAAACGGTAGCGGAGATTTGGCCTCTCTAGTCTCGTACACACTAGCACACACTCGCAGGTAAACTGTCGTTATCCTGCATACACTCGTAGAGGCGACCTTAGACTGCGTATAAGCGTCTTACACGAACGATTATGCGAAACTAATGTGTAAGTGTTCCCTAGCTGATAACAGCAAGTAAGCGAAGTCTAAATCACGTTGAGATTCAAACTCTAGTTGATCATATGCTGGTTGAGCACAGTGTATACCATGATCTACCCATAAGTCTATTGATATACAGTGTAGCTCTGAGTCTAATAGATAGTATGGAAGAGCATACTGATTGTGTTCACATAACTTGAAATACATGGTGTAAGGACCGTGTGCTCTGTTATTGTGCATGATTTTCCTTACAGTGTTCTAAATAACGTAGTGCTATTTGCTTGTGTGTAGTGCGTATAACAAGATAACCACGATGATCATACACAGTGTATACTGAGTGTATGAGGTCTCTACTACGCTGTACAGTACAGTATGGCATACACTTACTTATACACTGTAGCACACACTAGCCCGAAATGGGGTCTGCGTGGAAAAAATTTGGTCGCGCAAAAAATTGTGTACAAGTACTTACAGATTCGAGGTGGTGATTTTGCATCACCCAGTTTTTAAAAGTGCGGGGATTAAGGGCTTGCTAAGTTATTGTTTTTATTAGAAATATATACCTCCCGCCCCTCAGAAAAAAAATTCAAAAAAAATCTCCCCGGAGGAAGATCTTTTCTCTTCAGTGTCAGCTGTCGCCCTGTTGCGGTCCTGTCAGCGCCGCAGACTGCGCAGTTAGTCTAGTCGACTGCCTGCGTATGCTGTGAAGCCATAGCCTTTAAGCACGTTCGCATATGCTCTCGCACCAGCTTCCTTAATGTCAATGTTCTGACCACCGTACCAGTTACACCATTGTGAAAAGGTTCTCTGCCAGTTCTGCTCAATGCCTGCCTTCTTGAGCAAGCGTCCCATCTTGGTATTGCCCTTCAGCTTCTCGCCGTTGAACTCGTAGATGTCTACCCACGCAAAGCCACACGCACCTACATGGTCCGTGCCATACTTGTCGTACACCTGCTGTGAAGCCTGCTCTGCCGCTACACGTGCCTTGTTAAAGATTACTTGGAGATCTTCTACTGAATACATATTTACTGCCCTCTGTTGTTTAACTTACTCTACTAGTATAGCACCTAAGTGCTCGTTGTCAACCTCATTTTACCCAAATGTGATTGTATTTTTGTGGTTGATTCTCACATGAGTACTCGGTGTCTGCATAGTTGATCACCTTCACACACTCACCTGT